CTAAATCAATTGCAATAAAATGTCCTAACAAATCTGCTACAAGAAACTTCTCTAATAGGAATATACAAACTATAGCACCTGAGTAAAGTAAAGACTTACTTATTGTGTGAGATAACCTTCTACTTCTAATTGAAACCCATCCGTTTTTTTTCACGCTTCTCCAGATACCGAAAAACGTATCCAAGATAATGAACAAAATAGCAATAATTACCAAAGGTTTTACAGGTGCTAAGATAGTCAGCACAGAGAAAGCAAATATTGACAATTTAGTTTTCATTATTTAAGTGCGTTTACAAACAAATTAATATCGGTAAATTGAACGTTGTTAATAGTACAAGAAAGGTCAAGTAATATTAATCCATCATTTGTGCCAATTAAAACTTGACTTTCGCTAATAACTTCATTTTCTCCTTCAAAATTATATTCAATTAAATTGAAAATAAATCCGTTTGTTTTTGTTTCTAAATTCATTTTAAATATATTTATTTAACATTGCTGATTTAACAGTTAAAGTAGTTCCGCTTATCAAAGGTTGTAGTGCAATTATAATGTAATTATTTACAGATGTTGTAAATGTTGTGGATGATTCCGATACAGACCAATTGTTAACATCGGTTATCGCAACAGTAGTTGAATTTAATCCTTTTATTGTATTACTATTAATTGTAAACGTTCTTTGTCCTCCGTGCCAAAGGTTTGAAACATTAGCAAAAGGAGTTGCAATTAATGTTGCTCCCGTTAAACTTGAAGTTGTATTTTTATAAATTCTAACATAGTAATTGCCAGATGTTCCAGATGCTAAAATTCTGTATCTTAACTCTAATAATCCATTTCCCGCAAAAGTTCCAGAAGGAACCAAAAGGCTTAAACCAATTTCTTCAGTTCCAGTACCATTACCAGTTATTGGAGTTCCATCTTGTGCGGAAATGGCAACAACAGAAGGATTAGATGCTCCTCCAACAACTAAATTACCACTACCTAAAACCGAATTTCCGTTAATTGTTTTAATGTTCGTGCCACTTACAAGCGTAGGTTGAACCGCTAAGTTTCCGCTACCAAGAACTGAAGTAGAGTTAATAGTTTTGATGTTAGTTCCACTAAACAAAATTTCTTGTTTACCATACAACTCATTTTGTAAATCAATTTGATTATACAAATCTCCAGTAATTGCACCCCATTCGATACCTCCACCTCCTCCAATTTCGGAAACTGCTACTTTTTTTGTTACTCCTCCCTGTACGATTGGAACTGTCTCAGTACCTGCAAGGGGAGTAGTTGCAGATGTTAGTTCCGATATTTTTACTTCAGCCATAATTTATTTATTTATCTTTCTAATAATGTTTCGCCACTCCAAGAGTTGTCGTATATACTTCCAAATCCACCTGCATCAAATGTAGTTTCTGTTACTAATAGATTGTCGTTCTCAGTAAATAAGAAAGCACCATTCTCAGCAAGTATGTTTGTTACTTCTAATCCGTTTATTTGTCCATCAGCACCCCAACTTATTGTGTTAAGAACGCCTTCACCCCAATCAATACTATTTGCCATCTTTCTTTATCTTATTAAGAAACGTCTTTAATTTGTTTATGTTTTCTTTCTTAGGTGTGTAGATTCGTTTTTTCATAGATACCATCCTATGTTAATTGTGTTACTATCAGGGAAGATGTCATTGTTTACGTTTGCTCTGTATTCAGGATAAAGGTTATCGTTAAAACTCATGTAATCAATGAATCGTTGCGTGTAGTTCTGAGCAATTGAACGTTCTTTCTCCAATAGATAATCTACTTCGTTTTTATCTACGTTCTCAGAGTTCTCAGATGAATGCTTGTAAACTCCTTTGTTAGCGATTGTGTAAGCTGCAAAAGGTAAATACTCAACCATTCCCCAGTGAATCAACATTGGCTTAACGTATGTTTCCACTAACATTTCATAGTTACCTGAAAGAGTTCCTGCGATAATGTCTGCTTGTAGCTTTTGGAATAGTTTAGAACCTAAGTAATTCTGAATGTGAATGTCCTGTGCAATCTTGACAAACTGTATAAATTTGTCTACATCAACGTTACCATTCAATGCTGTGAATTTAACGATGTCGTTGCGTGTTATGAATAGTGCTTCTGCCATTATTTAACGTCTGATGGTAAGTTTTTATTTTTTGGGCTAAATCCCTTTAAAGGTAGGTTGTTAGGATAGATTGAAACTTGATATGGATTAGTTACTTTAAATCCTTTAACTGAAGCTGCACTTGTTCCTATTTGAGAATAACCATCTTCAATTTTATCTAAATCAAGCATGAATGTTACACGTTCCCATTTGTGGTGGCATCTTGCTCCTCCCTTGAATTTAAAGATGTCGTAAGTATTTTTACCACCTTCACCGAAGCCAGGATTTACTGCACGTTTACTCATTTCCTCAATATCCTCTTTTCTAAACAACCGTGATTGTTTGCTCATCATTGCTGAACAAAAATCTCTATCAGGTGCTTTGTTACCTGTATATCTATAGCGAACTTTGAAGTATTTTAAATCACCTACTTTTTTGTCTTGTGAACTCTTTTGATTTGGTTTTGGATTACCTGTACTGATGAAATTATAAAGTTTAGATAACAAAGATTTGCTTGGTTCTAATTCCAATTCAGCATTCAATAAAGCATTATCTAATTCATCTTCATCATCTGCAACTTCTCTTGAATCTACCTCAACCCATTCTTCAGATAGTACATCAGAATCAACCTTGTTTAAGATTTCTTCTAAATCCGTGTTTACTTTGCTTAACTGAGTTCCATCAGCTCCTGTTTCTTCAGCAACTTGCTCTTCAGTTTGTGCATTTTCTAAATCAACAAACTCTAAAGGTTGTAATGTTTTGAAATATAGTTTAAGGGAAATTCCGTTAAATGCTAAAATTGAATCTAATCCTTCCAAAATCTCTTCTTGCATTGGACGAATAACCATGTTATCAAACAAGATAGCAGAGTTTTTAAGTTCGTCTGCATTACTTGAGAATCCATTTGTAGATGCAACTCCAAATAACAAAGGAGAAGTCACGTTATGTCCAAGCATAATCTTGCGTAAACATTCTTCAGATAGGTATGTGTAATGCTGAGGTGCTTCATTAAGTGGAATATCTTCAACGGTTGTCTTAGCTTCAGCATTATCATTGAATGCAACGATTACTTTTTTACCTAAACTTCCCGTGAGTTGGTTCATTACTTTAGAAGTAATCACGCTTTGTTGCTCTTCAGTAGGAACTCCGTTATTGAAGTTAACTACTTTTGTTCCTGAGAATCCGTTTTGTACTTCGTTGATTAAATAATCTGCAATCTCCTCTTCTAAAAGTGCATAAGGTAAAGCTCCTTGATAGTCAGGATATGCATAATACTTCATGCCTACAGCGTAAGGCTTAAAATATAAAATCTCAACTTTGTCTTTTGAAGTACCAAATGCAGGAAATCTTTTAGGGACGTAATTTTTAGTATCACTCCAATCATCTGAATAGTAATATCCTTCGATTTCGCCATCCTTATTGCATTTCTCAGCACGAAGTAAATTAACAGGCATATGATAAGCCTTAATGATTTTATCGTGTTTATCGTTGTAATGCACTTGGAATGCATATTGACCTAACATTTTTCTATCAAGAATTGCTTTGCGTAAACAATCCTTATTAAACAAAGCCATCATTGATGCGTACTCATTTGGCTTTTTAGAGGCATCTAATGCACTTAATCCTTTTCCATAAACTAAACGTGCAACGTTGTTAATGATTGCCGAGTTCGTTGTGGAGTTCGTGTGTCTATCTATCAAGAATTGAAAGAAATCATTGTTCTCGCCAAAATCCACCCAATTCTCACGTTTCGATTCCTGAATTACAGGTGTCGTGTAAGCACTTAGGTTTAATATGTGTAGGTTATTCATATACGATAAATTCGTTTGTTGTTTGATTCGAAATGTATTGACCATCGTTTACAGTATATGCACTGATGGTTTGGTCTGTGCAGAATACTTTGTCTTTATGGCAGATAGTTGCACCGTTGTTTAGTAGTAATGTGTATGTATGTCCTTCAACAAGTGCAAATGTTGCAGTAACCGTGTTTACATAGCCTCCCTGAGTTGAACTTGTAATGCTTATTGAAGTAGTCTTATTTGTTTGTTCATCAGTAATTGACATCGTTGTGTAATTCTCGAATCTCGGAATGAAACTAAATGTCTGAGCTGAAGTTGATGTTGTTAATACTATCATACCTATTAAACGACAAAAGAAAGAAAACGTTTTAAAATAGAAAAGGGAGACCGAAGCCTCCCCAATCACGCTATGAAAAGAAAAGTATTATGCAGTTACAATTGTAGCAGCTCCAAACACAGTAGTTGCCAAAGCAGTTTCTGTTGAACAATCAATTAGATTAGCCATCAGTTTCTCTGTGCCGACCATAGTCAAAGTGTAACCATTTAGGTCACCCATCGCACTACCGTTCATTACGTTTGCAGTAGTTAATTCCATTCCATGCTCTAAACCAGCAAGGAAGAATTGATTGTTTCTGTTTTTAATTACAACGTAAGGACGTCCGTAAGCTAACAATTTAACATTTTTGTGAGTAACAGCATCTTGTTTTTTAAGAGTAACTGTCAAAGTTTGCTCAACAAAAGTTGTTCCGTTCTCACGAGATGAAGTAATTACTTGGTCAAAAGTGTTTGCTCCTTTTAATTCATATTTGTACAAGTTAGAAACACCTGCAACAGTATCAATCACATCTGTGTTTGTACCATCATAAGTAATACTTGTATAGTCTCCGAAGTTAATGAAGTAGATAGCATCAATTCCACCTACTGCATCTTTACATACTTCTAATCTACCGTTTGCGATATCACAAGCCATTTTTTTATATTTTATAAGTTAAACAAAAAAGGGAAGGCATTTGACCTCCCCTTTAAATTAGTGTCTGTTAAGATTAGTTAGCAGAGTTTGTGATTCCGTAAGTAACCATATCCTCAGCAAATCCGTATTTCGCATCTGCAGTAAAACGCATGATAACACGAACGTTCTCAGAACCGTCAAGGTCAGCCATGTCTAAAACTTTAACTTGGTTCATGTCATTCAATAGACCTGTAGCGAAGTGTAAGTTAGAAGTTGTAGTTGCGATACCTGTGTTAGCAGCCAAACCGTTTGCCATAAAGATTGGAAGACCATCGAAAGACAAAGAACCGTTTGTATACCATTGTGTACCTTGGTTGTTAGTACCATTAGCACCTAAACCTGAAGCACCGAATCCACCCAAAGCACGGATATATGCTTTAACGATGTTTTGAGATA